AATAATTTATTTGGAACATATCCAAATCAAAAAGTAGGTAATATTATATATGAACATGGAATAGCTGTTATTAATCAAAAACTTTTTGGGGTATTAGATGGATATGGATATGTTAATTATGGTTCATCTACTTCTCCAATTGGAATTTATGGAGGTATATTTGCATCATTCTTTCTAAATAATAATGTAACTTGTTCATTTAATAGTTCTATTACTTTATTTGAATCCCAATATAAATGTACAGCTAATCCAAATGAATTTTTATTTACCCAAAATCCATCAATAGTATCAGGAAGTACCCCATGTCCTGATAATATAACTAGTACATTATATAATTTTGCAACAAGTTCTTATTTTACCCCTTATGTAACTACTGTAGGATTATATAATAATGATAAAGAATTAATAGCAGTTGGTAAATTAGCACAACCTCTTGATATGTCTGATACAACAGATACAACAATATTAGTAAACTTAGATTTATAAAAATGTCTCCCTGGATTTATGATAATGAAGAAATGTTAGACATTTCTCAATTCCCCCAAAATACTTATGGTTTTGTTTATAGAATAAACCATTTACCAACTGATAAATCTTATATTGGTAAAAAAGTTTTATTTCATAATCGTAAAACTAAATTAGGTAAAAAAGAATTGGCTCAATATGAAGGTATGGTTGGTAGAAAACCTTCATTTAAAATGGTTACTAAAGAATCAAATTGGAAAAAATATCATGGTTCAAATAAATCATTATTAGAGTTGGTAGAAAATGATCCACCAACTAATTTTAGAAGAGATATTTTAATTCTTGCTCCAACTAAAAAATTATTAACATATCAAGAAACTAAATTTTTATTTGTTTTTAGAGTATTAGAAGAACCTGAAATGTATTTTAATGATAATATTCTAGGTAAGTTTTTTAGAAGAGACTTTGATATTTAATAAATCTTTTATATATTAACCATGTGATTAATGAATTATTAGTTAACTTAGTCAATTCTGTTCTAGGAACAGGAAAGAGGACTGCTAGGGGTAACCAAGCATATACGTGTCCTTTCTGTAATCATCATAAACCAAAATTAGAAGTTAATTTTACTGAAAATAAAAAAGGACATAATCCTTGGCAATGTTGGGTTTGTGGAAAAAAAGGTAAAACTATAGGAAGTTTATTTAAACAGTTGAAACAACCTTCATCTATGTTTCAAAAATTAAATAAATTAGTAAAAAATGTATCTATAGATGTTAATACTAAAATCAATAATGAAATCTTAGAATTACCTAAAGAATTTAAACCATTATTAAATAATCAAGATATTATAGCAAGACATGCCCTAGTTTATCTTAAAAAACGAAACATTACTAAACAAGATATTTTAAAGTATAATATTGGTTATTGTGATTCAGGACGTTATATGAATATGGTTGTTATACCTTCATATAATAGTAATGGTGAATTAAATTATTTTACCGCGAGATCATTTGAGAAAGATCCTTATGTAAAATACCGTAATCCTGAAGCGTCTCGCGACATTATACCGTTTGAATTGTTTATTAATTGGGATTTGCCTATTACATTATGCGAAGGTCCATTTGATGCAATGGCAATAAAAAGAAATGTAATACCATTATTTGGAAAAAATATTCAACCTGCATTAATGAAAAAAATAGTTGAATCTAAAGTAGAAAAAATATATATTGCTTTAGATGATGATGCTATGGAACAAGCATTTAAATTTTGTGATACCTTATTAAATGTAGGAAAAGAAGTTTATTTAGTAGAATTAGATGGAAAGGATCCAAGCGAATTAGGTTTCGAAAAATTCACTAAATTAATACAAAAAGTTTCTCCTTTAACTCAATATACACTTATGGAGAAAAAAATATCAATCATATGAAAACTAAAAAACGAAATATTAAAAAACGTTATAATAGAATCTTAGAAATATCTGAAGATGCAAAACAAATAACATTACCAGATTCAAGATATTATAGGAGAAATGGAAGTTATTATCCATCTATTACTTATGTTTTAAGTTATTATCCAAAAGGTAAATTTTTTGAAGATTGGCTTAAAAAAGTTGGATATTCTTCTGAATATAT